GAATACATCTTCAGGATTAGAACCATCTCTACCTATCTCTCTTGCAAGTTCACTCTCTGTGTACCTGTCTGTTTCTTGTAATCTGTTTTTATCATTTATTTTTTGTCCTTTGTAATATAGAGCTACCTTTGCACCCGTGTAGTTTTTAAGTAGTAAATCTCCTATGGCATATCCTGCAAAATCAGGTTTTGTAGGAATCTTTTCATTAGAAAATATAAATACACCTTTTAATTGCTGATGCGTTCCAAGACTTCTTAACTGTGACCAGACAAGTTTACTGTTAACACGAACACCACCAATATTATTAGCAGAATCTCTTTTGGTAAAAATTAAAGGTATTGTTTCACCAATGACAGCTAATTCCTGTAAAGAGTTAAAACCTGATTGTGGTGCAAATCTTTTAACAGATTGTGCTCCTTCTGTTTGTAAACTAGGTGGAGTTTTAGGTGCTTTTGGTTTTGGTGCTAAAGCTGCTGCTATATAAGATAATGCAACACCAATTGCAACAACACCATAAAAGCCAATCTTTATACCAAACAAACTTAAAGGGGCAGCTATTGGCACTGCTGGCATATTAACAATGTCAGGTATCAGATCATATTCTTTTCTTCTCTTGCCGTTAACAGATTCAGCTAAATATATAAACTGCCAATACTCTTCTTCTGTAATTCCTAGAGCTTCACAAAGTTGGACTTCATAGGGTAATAACGCTCTATGACCTCCAAATACTCTAGAGGACTCCATCTTACCTCCG